ATCGTGGCCCAGAAACCTAACTGAAGTCCGGGTTAAGCTCTGAAGTGTTGGCGATGACTAGGTAGCCACCTGTCTTTGGTTCCACATCAGCCACTCTCCACCAACGTTCTCCACGTTCTTTGGCTTTGCGATGAATGACAGAGCCTATAGTGATGGGTCTCACACACCAGAACTGCAACTGTAGATCAGACTGGTCGATTACGATGGCATCGAACACAAACTTGTCTCCGAACTGCGTTGTCTCGTAGGAACTTTCATAAAGCTCGTCTACATGTAATCTCTTGCCAATGGCGGGGGCGCAGAAGAACTCAACGCCCCGTTCTTCAAGCATTCGTGCCAGCCTACCATCAACAGTGATGGTGGGTTTGGGCGGCGGTGCCTGTGTAGGTTCCACCCTCGGCGTATCATCGACGACGGGTTCCGGTTCAGGCTGAGGCTCCACTACGGGTGGTTCCTCTACAGCCACGGCTTCCTCTACCTCTTTCAAGAACTGTTGCGCATTCACGGTGGTGGCGTTTGCTTCCTCGTTTTTCTTGAGGCTCCACTCTTCGGCGATGTCCACCACATTGGGAACCTCTTGGGTTGCATCTTCTACGACCTCTGTTTGCCAACCATCGAGATTGAAGAACTTGGTTTGCTTCTTGTCCCACACCCTTTGATCCTTCATGAGTGGATTGGGACCACGCAACTTGTATACTTTTCCGTCTTTGTCTTTAATAGCCATGTTTGTAACCTATGCGAACGGACGCCTCGCCGCCCATCAGGATGCTCGTGTCTCTATGAATGTAGTTATTGATGATCTTACAGATCGTGGATTGACTCAGATTGAACTTCGCCGCCAACTCCTGCTGGGTGTGCTTGTCGCTGTTGTACAACTCACGGATCTGTGCGACCACTTCTTTGTCGAGACCTTTGGGCTTAGCCATATTATTCACTCTTCGCAGAAGTATGCACTCCCTATAATAGAGCCCTGGGTTGCGAAGATGACCGTGGATTATTCACTCTTTCCGTAGCGGGCACACTATCTATAGAAAAGGAGGAATACTATGGCTCTTGTATGCCCAGACCAAAAAGGCGAAATTCTTTTGCTACAGTACATTGTCGGCATGACTTTGGCGGACAATCCTGTATTACATCTGTACTCGAATAATCTCACACCGTCAGACTCGACGATCAAATCTCAACTGACCGAAGTTTCGGCTGCTGGGTATGAGGCGATTACTTTGCTGTCGGCCAATTGGACCACGACACAAAGCAGTGGCGTTACCACGGCAGTTTACTCCGAGCAGACCTTTACGTTCTCGACCGACGCCACATCCTATGGCTACTACATCACCAACGAGAGCGACGAACTTCTGTGGTTGGAGAGGTTCTCTGGCGCACCGTTTGAAATTCCAGACGGCGGTGGAACCATCAGCATCACAACGAAGCTGACCTTGAGCTAATGGCTTGGTACGATTTCTTTAGATTGTGGTGGTATGCATACGTGACCACCAAAAACAAAATGCCCGACTCGTTAAAGCCGGGCATTTTGTGTTGTCGTGATGTTGCTACTTGGGGCGATGGTCGCCAGGAACACCGAACATCTGGGCCTTGAGTTGCCACTGGGCAACGACCTCTTCGGCTTCCTTCTTTCGCCAATCACCGTTTCTGTATTTGTCCACCATCCAGTCGATGGCCGGTGAGATCACTTGCAGAATCACGATCTCTTTGACCTTGCCAGCAAATGGTCGCAACCAAATGGGCATAGCCTCTTTGACGATATACTCGTAGACCATTTCTACAGCACGAAGAACGGTGGCCTTTTTGTCGGCACCGTTTTCGAGAACGTCGTCTACGTAAGCGATGAGATCATCTAGAGTCTTGAGCAGGAAATCAACAACCGGAGTGAAAGTAATCCGCTTCCAAAATTTCCACCAGGGGAGTTCCTCCCTCTGCTCGTCCCATTCAGCATTTAAGGACTGAATGTAGAGTTCGATATTCTCGTCGAGTTTGACTTCACCAATAGGGTTTGCTTCAACTCTCATAGAGTTCCTCCTTAAAGTTGTTTTTCTTCGAGCCATTCGTCGAAGACTTTGTTAGCGTGCTTCGTCAGGTACTCGTCGATAGCGCCACAGTTGAATTCGCAGATCTTCTCGACAAGCTCTTGTACTTCTTCGACTGTGAAGGTCTTTTCCTTCTCGAAGAACCAATCAAACAATTCACGTCTCTCCATATCAACCTCCTGTTTTGTGTTGTGAGAATAGAGTCATCTATATTTATCCCTTAACAATCAAATCTAGGCCCCGTAAGCCATACATACAGGTACCATGGTTATTCGCAATGCAGACGGGAGCCCGTTCCAACTTTCGGGCACATTACAGCAATTCGACCCAGAGAACCCCGAGCATGATCTCTTCAATCTGTGGGATCAGGAAGTGATCGAGATCGGCGGATCGCCATTGTTCTACTACGAGGTCTTCATCAACATCAACAACATTGATGAACTGTACGTAGAGTCCCGAGACAAACTGTGGTCGCAGCATCCGATCTGTGTCCACGCCTACTACGATCCCATCCCGTCCCAAAACATGATGGGTGCATTCGGATTCGACTCGCCCGATGAGATGATGTTCGAATTCAATTACAGACACGTCCTCAACAAAATTGGCCACGCACCAAAGATTGGCTCCAGGATCTTCTCTCCGCACAAGCGAGAGAACTGGGTCGTCATCCAGAGAGGCGTGGAAGACATGAAGATGTGGGGCGAGCTTCGCCTCCAGGTCATGTGCCAGAGGTTCCAGGAGAGCCTCACGACTGGCGAGGGCAAGGTTACCCAAAGAGAGCCCGACTTCAAAGTCAACAACGTCAAGGATTTGTCTGGCCCGATGAATCTGGCTGGTGGTCAGGCTGGTCCTGAGTAGGCCACACCCACCGCACTCTTACAGGCGCATGTACCTTGCCGAAAAACCACAGCGGCACCTTGGGCGGCTCTAGCTTTCCCAGCAAGATCGTCTTTTTCCGCACTGGTCTAGTTGGTTTGATGATTTTGTAAGGTTTCATGTTGGGCACCTTCTTTTATATGAGAGTTAGAATGCAGCCACAAAAGCATAGATAAGCAAAGGAAAATTGACATGGCCGAACCAGATCTAAATCCTTGTAACGAACCCGGTGACATCAAGAAGCACATGGAACCGCCTCCACCATTCTGTCGTGAGGGGCTGACCGAAAAGGGTTCGGGCACAATAGATCACGAACCGCATCTTACCAGTCTCAGCGATGTCACACCACGAGACCTCTCTTGGTTAGAAGATGCAACACAAAGCAAGACCGGCCATGGCAATCCTGCTTTGTGCGATCCTCAACAAACAGGCCATATCATTAACGAGCAGGGCTTGGATAAGCCCAACCGGAACACCGTCTATCGTTACGCCAAAAGTCTTCGAGGCTGTGACGAGGCAATGAAGAAGATGTTTCAGGATCTCGTGGTGATCGATGAGGCGGGCAAAGCTCATCAAGTCCCGATTATTTGGGCGACTCAAGAGAAGGCAGTCGCCTACATCCTTCAAGAGCATGTAAGGAAGGATGAAAGTCTAGTTGTGGACCGTCCTCGTCTGCCCATGCTGGCGATTCATGCCTCAGATTACAACTTCAACCAGGATCGATACGTCTACCACAAGGCGGTGGACTACCTAAGAAGGCGTGAAGACAACTGGAGACCCGGTTTCACGACCAGTGAACGTTATCAACGAGACACTGTATTTGGCGTGTCTCGGGGCATTCCGATGGATATCGGTTACACATTATACGCCTGGACGCTATACGAGGAGGACATGAATCAGATTCTCACTCAAATCGTCACAAAATTCTCACCGATGGCGTATATACGAGTAAGAGGAATTTCGTGGGAGATAGGTGTTAAGCTCGATTCGATAGCTAATAACGTAGACATTGAGCCGGGCGACAAAGCAGTAAGAGTCTTTAAGTATCAGTTTGGTTTCACGGCTGAGTCGTTTGTGGCGCAGCCGATTGTTAGAAAGAAAGCTGCTCTTAAAACTCGCATTGAAATCACTGACTCCCCCAATGATGAAGACATCACAGAGGTCTTGGCAAGGTTGGAACAAGCTGTAAAGGAATTGGAAGAATGATTGAAGTCAAAAACAAGTCAAGAAGTCCAGTACAATTGGTTGTTAGATCGAGGAAGGCTCCTCGTGCATTCACTACCTTGATAATTCCGGGTATCGGAAAAGGGAAAAACGTCAGGCTTATTGAAGACGAACTCAAGACCGACATTATAGATAGGGTGGAGAAGATGGGCCTTATCTCCACTAGATACATTCCAAACTCAGAGATTCGTAAGGGAGATTAGACATGGCAATACTAAGGGGATTTCCACCGTCGAACACAATTTCGCCGAGCGTAAGAATCACCGAAAAGGATCTCAGCTTTATCGAGCCTGAACAGTCCTTCCACCGTGCTGGGCTTGTCGGTTTTGCATCTAAGGGGCCGATCAACGTGCCCACTATGATCGCAACCCACCGACAGTTGAACACGGTGTTCGGATATCCACATCCTGAAAGCGGCGATCCTTACCTGATTTACGCAGCAGAGCAATACTTGCTCGTGGCCAATGAACTGTACATTGTCCGTGTTGGCGATGAAGACAACGTAAGTGATGAGCAAGCTCAAACAGCTTCGGTCGAAGTACCGTCTGCTGGTGGTCGAATTCAGATCGAGTCCGATACGGCTGGGTCATATACCTTTGCGGTGGATTCATTCTTCCGCTGGAGATTGAACGGCGTACTACACTCCAAGACCTTGGTGGTTCTTGCAGGAACATACACTGCCGCTCAATTGGCCGAAGACCTGAACCTACAGGTCGATGGCGA